ATCTAAGGAGATAATGGCAGGCATAACACAAACTATACCTCAATACTCACTAGGAATGTCAGAACAGCCTGACCAGCTAAAATTTCCCGGTCAGGTAAAAGAGGTAACAAACGCAATACCAGATATAACCAGAGGTCTATTTAAAAGACCGGGTGCTAAAAGAATTGGAACTGACAAGCTAGCTAACGTACAGAGTGGTGGTTCGTGGTTTCATTATTTTCGTGACAAGACTGAAGGATCTTACATAGGTCAAGTAGCAGCTGATGGTCAAGTCAGAGTCTGGCGTTGTAGCGACGGACAGCAAATGACTACAGCTTATGGCACAGGAGGCCAGACAGCTATACAGAACTACCTAGCAACAAGCAGCCCAGAAAACTTACAATTTCTTACTATCAATGATACCACCTTTGTTAACAGCCGTGATACTTCTAATGCTAACACTCTCATTGGGTCAACGGGAACTACAGATGCTACTCCAGATGCTCACTTCGGGTTCATAGAATTATTACGTACAGAAAACGGAAGGCAATATGGTGTTAACATTCACGGTTCAAATACAACAGTTACAACAGTAACCAGAGCTACACGTATAAAGATACAGAGTGATACACTAGACGAGTCAGACGGCACAGGCCACTGCCCCGGTATTGGTACACAGGTGTTTAGTATAGACTCAGGATCTAAAAAGAATCTAATATTTAGAATCAATACTTTGGGACAACAAGGTGTTAGCCCTGACTATAGTGCTGACTCGAATGGGCCGGGTGGTGATAACTACAGATGTAGCTACAACAGAGAAGTCGTTTTACTGCATGGTGGAGAAGGATGGGTTACAGGTGACACAACCACGGTAACACTAGACTCTGCATCAGGCGGTGGTTCTGGTGGAGCTACTCATGCTACATATACTATACGTGTAGAAGATCACGAATCTACACAAGTTAACGCAACTGTTTCGTCAGCTGGTGACGGCCTTATACGTCCAGAACCTACACCTTTCGATGCAGATACAGCAGTAACAGCTGATACTATTATTGGTGGTATTTTAGCAGATTTACCTAGCGGTATTACAGGTAAACATATAGGTACAGGTATCTATCTTTCTAGCTCTAACCCGTTTAGTGTTGATATTGTAGAAGAAGACTTGATGCGATGTTTTCAGTCATCTATAAACGATGTCCAAAACTTACCTAACCAATGTAAACACGGATATATAGTAAAAGTATCTAACGCTTTACGAGCAGATGAAGACGATTACTATCTTAGATTTGATGGTCAAAACAACAAAGATGGTGTAGGCTCTTGGTCTGAGTGTGCAAAACCGGGTATAGCTAAGACTCTTACTAACATGCCTTTAGTTATACAACGTACAGCTACTACAACATTTACTGTCAAGCAGTTTACATATAAAGATAGAGAGGTAGGTGATGATTTAACTAACCCCTTACCATCTTTTGTTGGAGCTCGTATTAATAAAGTGCTGTTTTTCCGAAACAGGCTAGCACTCCTGTCAGGAGAAAATGTAATAACGTCACGTCCGGGAACGCTTGGTACACCTGACTTCTTCATAGAAACAGCTCTTACAGTATCAGCTAGTGACCCTGTTGATATATCTGCTGCATCTATGTTTCCATCAGAATTATTTGATGGTATTGAAACTAATACAGGACTACTAATATTTAGTACAAACCAACAATTTTTACTTGCAGCAGACGATACAGTATTTAACCCAGATACAGCTAAACTTAGAAGTGTATCTACTTTTAATTATAACGAAACTATAGCTCCAATATCGCTAGGCACTACAGTAGCTTATATTGACAACTCGGGTAAGTTTAGTCGCTTCAATGAAATGGCAAACATAAGAAGAGAAGGAGAGCCATCAATAGTTGACGTTAGTAAAGTTGTACCTACACTGTTACCAAAAAATATAGATTTACTTACTAACTCCAGAGAAAACTCTATAATACTAATGAGTAAAACTGGGTCAGATGAAGTATACGGTTATAGGTACTTTCAAGTATCTGAGCAGAGACAACAAGCCGCATGGTTTAAATGGAAATTGAACAATCCATTAACATATCATTTTATTATAAATGACGAGTATTTCTTTTTAGATAGTGATTACTATTTACAAAGCATTAAGCTAGTTCAAACATCAACCGATCCAAGTATAGTACAAGATGAAACAGAGTTCTTATTACACGTGGATAATCATACTACTGTTAGCGGTGGTAGCTTTAACGCAACTACGAATCTCACAACCTTCAGTGGTGTGGGGTGGCTAAACACAGTTACTACACCAAACCACGATCTAGTAGTTGTTGATACAAATACTAACTCAACACGTGTTGGTAGATATGCTAAACCTACAGTATCTGGTACAAGCTTTACTTTACCGGGTAACTGGTCTGGAGCAACTCTTGTGATAGGTTACATCTATCCATACGAGGTTAAGTTTCCAAGATTTTATCCTACTAGAGCACAGGGTAATACTAGCAGGGCTGATGTAAACGCATCGTTAGTGTTACATAGAATTAAAATACACTTTGGTAAGATAGGGCTTTACGAAACTACACTTAAACGTGTTGGTAAACCTGACTACACAGAAGTATACGAATCTACACAATTAGACGAATACGATGTGTCTGATGCACCATACTTAGATGAGTTTATTAAGACTATACCTGTGTATGAAAGAAACACAAATGTTGATGTAATATTAAGATCATCACACCCTGCTCCAGCTACGTTACGTGCGTTGGCTTGGGAAGGAGACTTTTCACCCAGATTTTACAAACGTGTCTAAATACATACACCCACTCACAATGGAGGCTGCTAAAGAAGTGGCCTCTAACCTACGTCCAGATGACCACAGAGAGGTACAAGAGGGTCACGGGATAGATCCTACCCTCTTACCAGTTCTCATGGTTCACAACCCATCCTACGTGTATTTCACAGTGCCTGACGGCAAGACTGCTGGCATGGCCGGAGTAGGAAAAGATGGTGATATATGGATGCTATGCACTCCTGATATACACCGATATCCAATTACATTCGCAAGAGAAGCGAAGCGGTACGTCGATAGCCGCGAAGAGCGACTCCTTTGGAATATAGTTGATAGTAGAAACACAGCACATTTAAAACTGCTGAAGTTTCTTGGCTTCAAGTTTTTACGTAAGTTAAAACATGGGCCGAACAATGTAACATTTATAGAATTTTGCCGTGTGCGTAGATGCTAATGCAGGGGCTAGAGCCCAAGCTAGGGAACAAGCCCGTCAAAAAAACGCAGCCTTTGAAGCAGAAAGGCTAAAGTTTTACAACAAAGAAACCGCTTTTGCTAGAGCACAAACTAGAAACGTCATAGGTCTTTCCAGAGCTAGATCGGATGCTTATGCAAAAGCTATTGCTGCCCAAGGTAAGGGTAGAAAACAATTAGAAAATGCTTCTCGTCGTTACTTTAGATCAAAAGGTACAGTCAACGAAGGCGGTAGATCAAGAACATTTGGTCGAGCTAACTATCAAGGGTTACTTGCAGCTCAATCAGAAGTTGAAGGTGTACTAGATAACGTGTTAGGCAGAAACCTAGCATATGCAGAAACTGGTGCTAGACGACAGTTTAGACAACAAAATGCTTTAGCTAGAGAATCGTTAGGATTACCAGCTACATACGGTGCTCCTATTATGATGCCTCCTACAAACAGATTAGGTGGTGCTTTGCAAATAGCAAGCACAGTCGCAAGCATATACAGCGGCTTTGGTGGTGCTAGTATTTTTAAAAGTTTTGGATCTAAAGCAGCTACTTCAACAGCTTCAGCTGGACTTGGTGGAGGTCTAGGCATGAGCCCACTTCTTACACAACCTGTTGGAGTTGGTGGCTATTTCGGATTAGGTATAGGTTAAATTATGACATCATCATTCCAAACCGTCGTAGGTAAGTCTAGGGACGATATACCCGATTTACCTACCGATAATTACGACAGAACTGAGGCGGAGCTAGCTGGTGCAGCTAACGAAGCTATAGATAATCAGACTCAACGTAGTGCCGCTGCTTACCAGCAGATGGCTCAAATACAAAAAGAGATAGCAGATAGACCTCTAAATCTTCTTAGCGATATAGCACAGTTTTCTTCACAAGCTAGTCAAGCCTTACAAGTGTTTGAAGATAGAAAAAAAGCACAGAAGTCAATAGATGAGGCTATGAGATATTTAGACTCAAACTCTAGTGCTCAGCTAAGAGACGCTGAAGGTAAGTTTGCTTTTGAAGATGCAAAGTTTAACAGCCAACTACTACAAGACGGCGAGATTGGACAGAACTTCTTAAGAGTAAAAACTGCTCCACAACCACAAGACATAAGTTTAGAGCAATTAATATCTGATATAAAAACAGATTACTATGGTGCTAGACTACAGATTATAAACGAAAACGGTGGTAAAGACATCACAGATATACAAGAGTATATAGAACTACATAATGCTGCTGATGAGCTAGTAGTTACAGCTATGATACAAAACGCTAGAGACGCTGGCATAGACGTAGAAAGTAGAGCATTTAGAAAAGCTTTTTACGAGGACATTTACCCTGATCTAGTACAAAGAAGAAACAACAACATACAGTCATTTAAGCGTGAGGCTAATGCTAATTACGTTAAAAATAGAGATATAAAACTAACTAAAAATATAGTAAAAGCTTTACGTCCATTAGAGTATGGTAAAAAAGTAGATATTGACGCACAGCAAATAGTTGATACTATTTACTTAGAGCATGGTGGTGACGGTAATGACAAATTTACAAGAGCTGATGCTTTAGAATATCTTATGACAGCTGTTGCTGCTGATATAACATCTGATGTACCAACATTAAAGCTACATCATCTTGAATACTTATACGATCAAGCTCAGTTTGTACCATCCTACGCACCCGGAACCCGTACTACTATTGAAGACAGTAAGTTTGCACAAAGAGACGGGTATGCTAAACTTATACAAGACACTAAGAATAAATTAGCTGAAGATGTAGAACGAACAAGACTAGCTGATAAAAGAATATTTCAGCAAGAAGTAGATCAGCTTAAAAAACAATACATAGATAAAGGCGGTATACCACCAGAAATTTTAAAACCTCTAATAGAAGATGCAGAGCGTCAAGGTATTGATACAAGCGGAATAGATTTTGGAGGTGATGGTACATCAACTAACGGCGGTAATTCTAGAGTAGGAGTTGCTAATCCCGAAGGTTTAGCAATAGAAGAGGGTTTACAAAAGTTTCATCCAAGCTATGTTGAAAACAAACAATTAGGTACTCTTGAAAAACTTGAAGTTAAAAAAGCTTACAACGAGTTTGAAAAGCGAATGGATAATCTGCTAAAAGGAGGAACAGATTATGATAAAGCTATATCTACAGTATTACCTCAAATAGAAAAAGAATTAGCAGCCGGTGACTTTGGTTTAAACACTATTGAAAAACAGGAAGGTGGTGCACCAAGCGTTAAAGATATACAAGATGACAATAATATAGTAAAAGCTAATGTTGCTAAAACTACGAATCAAGGTAATTTTATATCTTTGTGGGAAAAGCAAGCTATAGGTCAATATAAAAAACATTTACTATATGGTGATCCTTTTCCTAATTACTTTAATAAAGTAGCAAACGGAACTAAAATGTCACCTAAACAGTACGCACAAGCTAGATTAGAAGCTACAGGTGGTCTAAACGAAGACGGTACGATAAAGGTAAGACCTAGGGTAGTGCAAGACGGGTACATAACAAATGATCTTGGAGAGCAAATACCAAACATGGTTATGGTTGATCCACAGTACGATCTTACATTAAAAGATAGAAACACACTAGAGGTCAAACCACACCTAACTAAAAACCTAGACTTTATGAGTGACCCGTCTGGAGAAAATACAAAGAAACTTCTAAACGCACTTAAAATATCAAACGTACAAGAAGGTTTTTATCAACCAGCTTTTGGGTTTAGTAGAAAAAACGGTAACAAACTTACTGTCAATCAAATACTTACATTAGCTAACAGAGGTGGTAGTAAGTTTGGCATCTATCATCTTACTGCTACCGAGCTTAACGATGCCTTAAAAGACGGTGTTATAGATGGTGACGCTTTGTTTAACGAAGATACACAAAGTAAAATAGTAGTTGAGTTAATGAGGCAAAGAGCTAATCGAACAAACACTATCAGAGGTGCTATTATACAAGCTAAAAAAGGTGGTACAGAAACTGTATTTGAAGGTGACGAAAGCGAAAAAAGATGGGACAGATTAGTTTCATTAAGTACTGCTGAGCAAGAAATAGTGCTAAATGCGTTTCCAGCTTTGCGTGATATACCTATGAACCAGTTTCAAAACCTTTTAGGTGGTGTCGTAAACGCTATTGCAGATGGTGCTATTGATAAAGATATAGAAGCCAGAAAGAAACAAAAAAGAGAAGAAGAGTTTAAAAAACAAACTGAAGGAATTATTGCAACTCCATAACTATGACTGATTCAAACTATTCTAATATAGAAGTTGATGTTGATGGAAATACGCTAGACTACGTAGCTAACGAAGCTGCGGCAGCTGCGGAAGAATATCAACTACAGGTTGAGGCACAGGAGCGAGCACAAGAAACTTTGGAACAACAAGACAAACAAGCTGTTGCAGAGCAAGAAGATCCTCGAAATGCCGAAAACTGGGGTGCTAAGGCACTCATTAAAGAAGGTCAGTCCATACTATCTGGTGGCCTTCAAGATACTGCATCATCTATAGCCACCTTTCCAGAACGTACAATAGACGCTCTTTCTGGTGAGATGCAACAACAAAGAGAAGAAACTGGTGAATACAGACCGGACTTCAGCCCTTTTGGTGCATACGATAACCCAATAGAAACTAGAACATGGTGGGGTAAACAGCTACGAGGCTTAGTACATTTTGGTACATTAGCTGCGGGTACTGTTGTAGCAGCTAAGGCTGCGGCCGCTACAGGTGTAGTTACTATACCGGCTGGTTTACTAGCACTAACAAAAGGTAATCTAGTCAGAGGTGCAGCTGTAGGAGCTGTGTCTGACCTTATATCTAAAGAGTCAGACGAGCAAAACGCATTAGGTGCGTTACGTGATAGGTATGGCTGGATAGATACACCAATATCTACCAAAGATACTGACCACCCAGTAGTGATGAAACTAAAGAATATTGTTGAAGGTATGGGTATTGGCCTAGTCTTTGACGGGTTCGCATACACACTGAAAAAAGGTGGTGATAAAGCCATAGAGCAGATTACTAAACGTAATAAAAGTTTAGAAAAACAAACAGTAGAAGCTGGTGTTGCACAGATACGTGAAGGTGAAACACAGTTTAGAGCAGATAAAAATGCTCCTATATCTCAACCACACCAAGGGGCACACATATCCGAGGTAGATCCTCAAGCAGCTCGAGAACAGCTATCGAAAACACGTAAGTCATGGGGCTCAGAGGAGGGCTCTACTGGATCGGTCACTACACCCGTAGAACGAGAAAGAATAGGCTTAAAAGGCGGTACAGACGACGCTACGGTTGAAAGAATCATGCGTGGGTTGATGAGTAGCGAGAAATTTGCTAAAGAGTTAGATGCTGCTAAAGGTAATAGAAAAGCTCTTGTTGATAAATACAGAGAAGCTATTGAAGCACATCAACGTATAACTCAAGGCAGAAATGCTATAGATATGTCACCAAAAGAATATCTAGAAGAGTTGTTTGAAAGCAACGATGTTATTGATGGTAATGCTGTATGGACATCTAAAAACGTAGTCGTTGCAGATTTAGTTATAGGTTCATTATTACGACAGGTGCGTGACTTAGGCGTAGCTGGCCGAGAAATAGCTGACTTAGTTGATTTGCAAGACATTGATGGCCCAGCTAAACAGATTGTAGATACTATGCTTACTGCGTTGTATGAAACAAAGAAAGCTAGATTTGTAAAGTCTGATACATTTAGAGAACTAGGGCTTGGTAAGAAAAGTAAAAAAGTTGTCGAAGAAGCTACACAAGAATCTATGGTTGACGCTAGAGAGTCTATAATGTCTATCTTAAAAATAGCAAAAGACGATGATAATGACGATATGATAAACGCGTTGTTTGAAGCTTTTTCTATGATGGAGAATGTAAATACTCTTGACGACTTTGACGCATGGGCAAGAAAGACTATACTCGGTGGTGCATTAGAAGCAGGCGGGCCTCAGCGTACTGGTGCTTTAATAAGAGAACTAGAAGGTGTTATGTCCCATAGTATACTATCTGGCCCTAAAACACCAGCCCGAGCAATTATGGGTACATCCACTGCAACATTCTTGCGTCCATTAGCTCAAGCATTAGGTGCTGTATTACGTTTACCTTTTGATGGTAATGTAGCAACAGTCAGGTCTAGCCTTGCGTCAGTTAATGCTATGGTAGAAGCTATACCAGAGTCATTTACTTTATTTAGAAGTAAACTAAACTCTTACTGGAAAGGTGACATAAGATCAATAAAAACACGTTTTATAGAGTTTACAGCAGGCGACGATAACTGGGAAATATTACGTAGATGGGCAGAAGATAGTGGTAGAGCTACACCCGGAGAAACAGCAGCGTTTCGTATGGCTAATATGGCAAGAAATCTGAATAATAAGAACTTCTTAACATACTCTACAAAAATCATGGCTGCAACTGATGATGCTTTTGCATACATTTTAGGCCGTGCTAAGATGCGTGAAAAAGCTATGCGTAGAGTTCTTGAGTTACAAGACAATGGTTATAAAACACCTAAGATAACAAAAGAACTAATGCGAGCATATGAAGATGATTTTTATTCACAAATCTTTGATGCAAACGGTAACATAGTAGATGAAGCAACTAAGTTTGCACGTAAAGAAGTAACACTTACACAAGAACTTACAGGCTTTGCAAAAGGCTTAAACGATGTGTTTAGTGCTACACCCTTAGCTAAACCTTTCTTTTTGTTTGCTAGAACTGGTGTAAACGGTCTTGCACTAACAGGTAAGTATACACCCGGATTTAACTTCTTAGTCAAAGAGTTTAATGATATTGCTTTTGCAAACTCTAACGAC